CACCATCAACGGCTACATCGAACTACCAGAAAACCACCCATGGCTTGATTTTCCCGACATGATTGAGGTGCACCCTGACATTGAAGTTCACGGCGGAATCACCTTCCACAAGGGACGCGTGATTGGCTTCGACACTAACCACCTTGGAGACGGCCAACACCCCGAGGCCCAGCACGCTAACCCAGAAATAGATTTCTTTCATTGGGAGCACGTCCACACCTGGACATGGGAAGAAGTTGAAGCAGAAACCCGCCGCCTAGCAGACCAAGCAAAGGACACCACCAATGAGTGAACCTACCCGCCAAGAAATCATCGACGCTTACGAAATGCTTGACGTGCTTCTCGGATTCTCAGAAGACCGCAACCCCGACCTAGTACCTGAGCGCCGCCACATCATCGAGAAAGCCCTCCCGCCGCGCCCACAACCCACAATGGCTGAGATTGAGTGGGACGATGATAAGCACTACCTCGCAGAAGCGGAGTTCAAGGGTTACGGCCCAGCCATCATGCTTTGGGAGACCACAGGGGAGTGTATCAGCGTCATCAGAGGGGGGCTTGTGTGGGCTGCACGCCCCGAAGAACTCACCCCGACTGGCAAGCGCTACACACTCACGGAGGCGCAGGAATGAGCATTAATCACGAGCGCCTAAAGCGATTAGTAGCGGAAATGGAGCAAGACGTAGCCGCCACAACCACATACAGCTGGCTAGACCTCGCCGGTGAAATCCTGCGAATGCGGAAAGAGCTAACAGACCTCCAAGAAGAAGCACGCGCCGCCGCAAAAATCCACGCAACCGGGCCAGCTGCACAGCGAGTATTCGACGCCCTAGACACCACCATCAACCAAATCCTAGGAGAACACGATGACTGACCTCACCACCACACACCTGAAATGCCTACTCGAACAGGCCACACCAGGCCCGTGGGAATACACGCCCGGCGAAGCCATAGATGAGCGCTGTATCGGCAACCCCGGCTCTATGACCATGTGTATCGGAGTGGAAGCAAACGGTGAAGGTTCCTCATGCTCGGATGCTGACCTCAACCTCGCAGCCGCAGCCCCACAACTCGCACAAGAGGTAATCCGCCTACGCGAACACTTCGAGAGCCTAATCACCACTATGGAAAATAAAGCCGGAGTAAGCAACGGGCGCGACACTCTCCAAGAGTTAATCGTCGCTGAAAACCTAATGAGCGCGGCCAACCAACTTCGCCAAATCCTCCTAGGAGACCACGATGAATAACCAAGACCAAGCAGCAGAGGTTATCCGCACGTGGCAGAAGCGGCATAAGTATGCAATGGATTACAACCCCGACTGGGCCGCGCAAAACCTCGCACACGACCTCCAAAACGCAGGACTAATCACGCCAAACCTGCCCACGCCCACAAAGATTGAAGATAATGAGTGCTGCTGGAACAAAACACACTCACGTCTCGCATACGACTACCAAACCGGCACAGAAAAGAAAATCAAAGTGCCAGGCGGAGTCACAGTCATCCAAGATGAAAATGCTGAAGTTTGGCTAGATGTAGATTACGGCATTCATTCACTTACCCCAGGCGAAGCCCGAAGCCTTGGCCTAGCCCTACTCGCAGCAAGCACCTACAAGGAGGAAGCATGACCCCAGAAGAAGCACGCATGTGGCTAGGCGACGGGCACAAACCCCCAATCATCCCGCCCTACATCGCACAGCGCGCCCTAGAAACCATCGCCGCGATGGGAGAAAAAGACAGCTCCGAATCGCCACCACAACAGCCCTAACCACCTGGCCCCGCACACCACGGGGCCTTTTCTTATACCCAAACCACCCAACCACGGAGGAGAAACCACCCATGAAAAACCGCGAACTCAAAATCGCCACCGCAACCACCCGCACCTCCTCCCACTGGACCAACACCCACACCACCCTCCAAGACCTCACCGCCCGCGCGTACGAGCCCACCATCGTCAACTGCACCAAAGACGAATACAAGAAGATGACCAAGGCCGAGCGCGACAAGCGCAAAGACGTCGGTGGTTTCGTCGGTGGTCACCTCAAGCACGGACGCCGCCGCAAAGGCCACATCCTCACCCGAAGCCTCATCACACTAGACCTCGACAACATCCCCACAGATGTCGACCTCCCTGCCGCCCTAGCCGACACCGTCCCCTACGCCTGGCTCGCCCACACCACGCTTAGCCACCTCGACACCAACCAACGCTGGCGCATCTGGGTATGGCTCCACCGCGACGTCACCGCCGACGAATACGGCGCCGTCGCCCGCAGAGTCGCCCAAGACATCAACCCTGGACTCGCATGGTTCGACCCCACAACCTTTGAGCCGGAACGATTCTTCTACTGGCCCGCCACCCTCACCGACGGCGACTACCACGTCCACGTCAGCAGTAAGAAAGACATCCTCAACCCCGACAACTACCTAGGCCGCTACGACACCTGGCAAGACGTCACCACCTGGCCTGGAATCACACCTGAACAAGCCAAAGCATTCCAAGCCACCGGCAAGCTTGATGACCCGCGCGACAAGCCCGGCATGCTCGGAGCCTTCAACCGCGCCTACACCGTCCCCAACGCCATCAAAACCTTCCTCGGCGACGTGTACAAACCAGGCACTACCAAGGACCGCTACACCTACACAGGAGGTTCTTCCTCTAATGGCCTCATCGTCTACAACCAAGGCCACTACGCCTACTCCCAGCACGCCACCGACCCCGCCGCCGACGGGCACTCACACAGTGCTTTCGACCTCGTCCGCATCCACAAATACGGCAACCTCGACACCGACACCGAAGCCGGCACACCAGCCAACAAGAAACCCAGCTACACCGCGATGATGGACTTCATCAACCAAGACGCCGCAACGCGCGCGGAAAACGCTAAAGCCACTGCGGCCAAAATCAACGACGTCTTCCAGCCCATCACCGAGGGCCAGGCCGCGCGCGGCGAGGAGAACGACGCAGCAGGGGAGGAGCAGGACACCACCAACGACCCGACCGCCTGGCTCACCCAACTCGAAACCAAAAAAGACGGAACCTTCAAAGACACCATCGGAAACTTCGAACTCATCCTCACCCACGACCCACACATCAACCACATCGCCTGGAACTCCCACGCCAACCACCTCGAAGTCCAAGACCCCCAAGCCCTCCCATGGGACCAAATCAACCCCGGCTGGACTGACAACGACGAAGCCCAACTCAAAACACACATAGCCCGCACCTACGGCGGACTCTACGCACCCACCAAAATGAACGACGCACTACTCTCCACCGCCAGCGCACGCGCATTCCACCCCGTACGCGACTACTTCAACCACCTCCCACCATGGGACGGAACCCCACGCCTCGACACCCTGCTTGTCGACACCCTCGGCGCCGACAACACCGACTACGTCCGCGCCGTCACCCGCAAAACCTTCGTCGCAGCACACCGCCGCACCTTCAACCCCGGCTGCAAATTCGACCAAGTCCTCACCCTCGTAGGCCCCCAAGGCGCCGGCAAATCCACCATCTTCAACCGCATGGCCGACCCCTGGTTCTCCGACTCCCTGACCATCACCGACATGAAAGACAAAACCGCCGCCGAAAAACTCGCCGGCAACCTCATCGTCGAACTCTCCGAGCTCGCCGGCATGCGCAAAGCAGAAGCCGAACCCGTCAAAGGATTCATCTCCCGCACCGAAGACAAGTACCGCCCCGCCTACGGGCGCAACGTACAAAGCTATCCACGCCAAGGCATCATCGTCGGCTCCACCAACGCTGATGAGGGCTTCCTGCGCGACACCACAGGCAACCGCCGCTGGTGGCCCGTACACGTCACCGGTCAAGGTTGGCTCGGCAAACCACACGACCTAGATCAGGTCACCATTGACCAACTCTGGGCCGAAGCCCGCCACCGCGACAAACAAGGAGAAAAACTCTACCTCACCGGCGACCTACTCCAGACCGCCGAGCACATCCAAGCCGAATCAGTCGAAGCCGACGACCGCGTCGGCATCGTCGCCGAATACCTCGACAAAACCCTGCCCGGAAACTGGGACGCCCTGCCACTGGGCATGCGCCGCATCTGGCTCGACGGCGAAACACTCCCAGACCACTACCGCGTAGGCGGACTCGCCGACAACTACTACACCCGCACTAGCGTGTCGAAAATCGAAATCTGGGCGGAATGCTTCGGGCGCAACCCGGAAGACATGCGCAAGATTGACTCCCATGAAATCACCGCCATCATGCGGCAGATAGATGGGTGGGAAGACAGCGGAGAGCGGAAGCAGCTACCCATCTATGGCCGTCAAAGGGTGTTCCGCAAAATCCAATTCCGGTCAGATGTTCTAGCAATGTAGGTCGGGACAATGCCCCGGGACAACATAACCCCAGGCTTTGTCCCGATGGGGACAAAGGACAAATCCTAAAGGCATTGTCCCGCACATTGTCCCGACCGAAAACCATGTACTAGCGGCTCAAACATCACCATAAGGACAAACGGGACAAAGCTTCTTATTAAAGAGTCTGTAGGAAATTAGAGGGGTGTTATGTACAAAACTACGGACACACTGCCTAAATCAGACACCTAAATAGGAAAACCCCCGACTTTGTTCCACCCACCATGATTGGACAGAAACCCAATGCTCGAACGCGAAGTCGAAAAAGCCCTCGTCCACCAGGTCCGCAAGGCCGGCGGAATCGCCCCAAAACTCACCAGCCCCGCAAACGCCGGAATGCCCGACCGACTCGTAATCCTCCCCCAAGGCAAGGTCTGCTTCATCGAAGTCAAAGCCCCCGGCAAGAAACCCCGCCCCCTCCAACTCCGCCAAATGCAACGACTCACCCAGCTTGGCTGCACGGTCCGTGTCATCGACCACCCCAACCAAATCCAGGAACTCATCCATGAAATTCAATCCGCATGACTATCAGCACTACACAATCCAATTCATCATCGACCACCCAGAATCTGCGATATTTCTGGGAATGGGCATGGGGAAAACAATCTCCACCCTCACAGCCATCAACGAACTCATCCGCAATCGCTTCGAAACCAGACGAGTTCTCGTCATCGCACCCATCCGCGTCGCCCGCGACACATGGCCCGCAGAAACCCACAAATGGGACCACTTGGCCGGCCTCACCGTCAGCCCTATCATTGGAACCGCAAAGCAACGCGAAGCCGCCGCCAACCGCCGAGCGGACATCTACACCATTGGACGCGAGAACATCCCCTGGTTGGTGAAGCACCACGGCAACCACTGGCCCTACGACATGGTCATCATCGACGAACTATCCAGCTTCAAAAACCCACAAGCCAAACGCTTCAAAGCCCTCAAGAAAGTCCGTCCAAAGATACACCGCATCGTGGGCCTCACCGGCACGCCCGCCCCCAACTCTCTGCTGGACATCTGGGCGCCATTCCGACTCATCGACAACGGTCAACGCCTCGGCCGGTACATCACCCACTACCGCGACCAGTACTTCACACCCGGCCGGCGCAACGGCACCGTCGTCTACAACTGGAACCTAAGACCAGGCGCAGACCAAGCCATCTACGACAACATCGCCGACATCACCGTCTCCATGCGCACCACCGACTACCTCCAACTCCCCGAAGCCACCCACCAAAACATCACCGTCCAACTTCCCACGAAGGCGCGCAAGCACATCGACACCCTCAAGCGTGACCTTGTCCTGGACCTCGACGATGACACCATCGACGCCGCCAATGCCGCTACCCTCAGCTTGAAGCTGCAGCAACTCGCCGGCGGCGCCATCTACAACGAAGCCGGCGACGACTACATCACCATTCACGACGAGAAGATCCAGGCGCTTGCCGAACTCGTCGACCAAGCCGCCGGCAACACCATGCTGGTCTGCTACTGGTTCAAGCACGAACGCGACCGAATCCTTGATGCCATCCCCGGCGCGCGCGTACTCGACACCCAGCAGGACTTCCACGACTGGAACAACGGCGATATACCCGTCGCACTCATCCACCCCGCCTCAGCTGGCCACGGACTCAACCTCCAATCCGGCGGCCACATCATGGTCTGGTACACCACCCCCTGGTCACTCGAACTCTACGAGCAAGCCAACGCCCGCCTACACCGGCAAGGCCAAACCGAACCCGTCAGCATCATCCACATCGACACCGCCGACAGCATCGACCAAACAGTCCACCAGGCGCTAACCCGCAAAGACACCACACAGCAAGCACTCATTACAGCAGTCAAAGCCCAACTCGAGGAGGCAGCATGAAACAAGTAGACGAGTTCCAACTGAGAGACTTAGCCCGCGAACTGGCCGGCTACTACACCGAACTACACGAGCTCAAAGACACCACTCCCAACCCGCCCGAGGTCAAGACTAGGAACTCAGTCAAAGGTGCGGGCCCAAAGTCGCCCGGCAACTGGCTATGGCTCAACCGATACGTGACGATGGAACAGAACCTGCGAGAGCTGGCACTCAATGCGTTCGGCACCGACGGCATCGGAATCCACATCAACGAGGCAGACTTCACCGCACCAAGACTATGCCGACTCATCGCCTGGCACGCCCAGCCACTATCAGAGCTGGACTGGGCAGCAGACCTAGCACAGGAACTCGAGGACCAGGCCCGCACCATCAACCGATGGACACACCCACCGGAACACGGCCAAGCACTACTCAAGTCAGCGCGAGTGAAACGGCACCTCGTCGGTAAGTACTTGCCACCACTTGACAAGGAACCTAAATAAAATGATATGATTGCGCTGTAGTAAGAGCCCGCCTGAGAGCGGGCTTTTGTCGTTTTATAAGTCTTGTCGCCTGACTCACTAACCCACTAATGCGGACACTTTTTGCATAACTATCCACCTGAGATGCGGGCCGCCGGTTCGCGACCGGGGCAAGACACCAAGCCTTGTAGCCACCTCAACCTGCAACTAACCATCACGCATTGAAACGTTAGAGCAGCTCTGAGCAACAACACCGAGGCGCAGGCCGCCAGCTCACGACTGGAACAAGGCACAAAGAACAAAGGGGGGAGTGAGAGCATGCCCGCGAAAGGAACAACCACCGAGCGCGGATACGATAACGGACACAAAGTAAATCGCGCCCGCATGCTCTACAACCTCATAGATGGCACTAAGTGCACATATTGCGGCAAGCCAATGTACCGCGAAGCAGCACTAAACTTCGACCAGGCGCCGCTAGAAGCAGACCACAAGCACGGAGATAAATCGAGCCCTGCCTACAGGTTGATTCACCGTCGGTGTAATCGGTCGATTGCCAACCACTGGGTTGAGCACGGTCCCGGCTGGTACGGCATTGGGGAGCCGCAGGACAGACCGAAAAGCCCGAAAAAGCCCGAAAAGGCGCGTGAACTGCGGGAACGATTCGTTATAGAATGGTCGTTCTAATAATTAGTGGGGTGGCCCAATTATTCCGGGGTTTCCGCTCGACTCCCCCTTCCGGCCCGTGCTCGCGAGCTTTTCTTCAGGCATTCGAAAAGTTGTGTGTTTTACCAGCTAGGAGGCGGGAATGGAACGTTCACCAATTGAAGAATTCAGCCCTGGCGGGCAGGCGCTCTATCAACAACTGACGAACTCCCACAATGACGCTTCGACGCAGGCGTTGATTGTCGAGGCGGCGCGCACAAAAGACCGCTTAGACCGTTTGAATCGGATTACGAGCGGTGATGAGGACACGTGGTGCCGCATTTTTCATGGTGAGGGCGAGATTGTTCTGAAGATGGATACTGCGGTGTCGGAGCAGCGGCAGTTGGCGACGGTTTTTCGCCAGTTGTTAGCGGAGATTCAGAGGAGGCAAGGTGACCAGGGCTCTGGTGATGAAGAGGACGGATTCGCTGGACTCTGATTTCAACGCTGATTACCGCTCCGAGCTTGAAATGGAGTTCCCGAGTCTCGAGGGGCGCCAGGCGCCGCAGGCATTGGTGCGATGCGAGGGCGGGGACTTCACTCACGGTAGGAAAGCTATCGAGCTGGCCCGCCGATTCGGTATTACTTTGATGCCGTGGCAGCGCGAGCAGGTGCTGTGGGCACTAGCCGTCGACGAGCATGGCCGGTGGCTGCATGCTGACGTAGTTTTGCTGTGCCCACGGCAGAACGGCAAGTCTTTGATTCTTGAGGTAATCATGCTGTACCGCATGTTTGTGCTCAATCACCAGATTGTATTCTCGGCGCACCAGTGGCGTACGGCGAAGTCGATCCGCAATCGTCTGTGGCGGCGTATTAAGTCGCGTAAGTGGGCGGAGCGCCGTATTGTTCGCAATACCGCGTCGGCTGGTGAAGCTGAAATGGAGACCGCCGAGGGCGGCAAGCTTCAGTTCACGACACGGTCGAACGACATGGGCCGTGGTTTCGATGAGATTGACCTACTGTTGCTTGACGAGGCATACAACCTTGAGTCTGGAGAGTTGGACGCGGTCGCTCCGACTCAGCTGGCGGCAGAAGACCCGCAAACTTTTTATACTTCATCGGCGGTGAATCGGGACAAGCACCCTAAAGGTGCGGAGTTGTCTCGTATTCGTTACCGGGCGGTGAGTGGCGCCGCTGAGGGAATGCTTTTCTCGGAATTCTGCGCCCCGCCCGACGTGGACCGTGACGACCCGCGGACGTGGAAGCTGGCAAACCCGTCGTATGGGTTTCCGAAGCTGGTGGATGCGAAGAAGATGCGGTCGATGCGTTCCAAGCTGACGGACAACGGGTTTGATGTTGAGATGCTTGGTTGGGGTCGGTGGTACGAGTTCGGGTCGTCTGGTGATGAGGATCTGATTGTGCCCCGTGAGGCGATGCAGGCACTCACTACTTCGGAGCCTGTGCCGGTCGCTGATTGTGTTCTGGCGGTTGAGGTATCGCCGGATGCTGACCGGGTTGGCTTGGTGGCGGCTGGGGAGGCTGCTGATGGTATTCATCTGCAGCCACGGCCGGCTTCGGAGGCCGTGTTCTCAGTCGATGACACGGTGAAGGTCGTAGCCGAGTTTGTGGACCGGTACCGGCCGGCTGCGGTGGTCCTGGACAAGGACGCTACGGCGGGTGTGCTGGTCCCTGCTTTGCAGACGGTGGGGATCGACCCGGTATTGATGAACGGTTCTGCGGTGTCTTTAGCGTATCGCGAGTTCAAGCAAGCTGTGCTGGATGGGTCTATTTCGTTGGACTCGTCTGAGCTGTGGATGGAGCAGTTGGAGGTTGCCCGCGGCCGCCAGGAGGGCGGTAAGTATCCGGCGATTGACCGGTACTCGGGGGATGTGTCTGAGCTTGTGGCTGCCACGTTTGCACTGTGGGGGCTGCAGCGGTGGCTGGTGGAGTCTCGCGAGGGTGCTGGTCGTCCGGTTGAGGAGAAGAAGATGAATCCGCATGGTGTGTTGCCGATGTGGTCGGTGCGTAAGCAGGGAGGTGTTTTAGTTGCCTGATAGTTCTCAGATGGTGCGTGAGGTTGGCCATGCCGCCGTGCCGCGCTTCAATAAGCGTGTGGCGCGTCCTGAGGGGATGACGTGGGAAGCCTTTCAGCGTGAGCTCGTGCAGATGCGTTTGACGGCGAAAATTGCTCAGGTTGAGAGTGCGATTCGTAAGCCGATTGAGCAGGCCACGTGGTCGGTGGCGCCGAACGGTGCTCCGCAGGAAATTGTCGACCTAGTCTCGCATGACCTTCGGCTACCGGTCGAAGGCGAGGAGGGGCAGCAGCCGCGGCGTACAGGGCGCGTGTCC